ATTTTAAGAAGACACTTCGACGCGTATTATTAAAATATGTAGGATTAAGACTAACTATGCAATGCCTCATCACTTTCCAGTTAGATTTAATGTAGTTGAAGAATTGCTTTTTCTTTTCTCCTGTAAGATCTGTTGGGCTTGATGCACCAAACTTTTTAAGAGAAGCATTAAAGAATTTTCTATAAGCGGCTTGATCTTCTCCTAATTCTTCTTCTCCCATAACATATTTACCGTTTTTCATTGCAATAGCATCTAACAATTTTTTATTGTTCATGCTTAATGTCATAGAACCCGAAGATACACTTTCTTTATTTGTACGAACAAGTCTAGCATTTTCTAGACGAGCAATAGTTGATTTAAAAACTCTTGTTCTTGCGTCTAGTTCTACTTTTTCATTTACAGTTTCTTTTGTAGGAGAAAACTCTTCGTTTGAAGACATTTCTGTGTTCATAGAATCAACATATGTTCTTGCTGCTTTCATAGCAGATTCTGGTCCTGGAAAGAATTCCCATCTGTTACCGTCAACATATACACGAACAGGCTTAGAAAGACCAAGACCAACTTGCTTAATGGTTAGTTTATGTCCTTTGTATTCTGTTTCTTTCATAAAGAATTCTTTTTCAAAGTTTGGGTCAAGAGAGATATCGTCGTCTTTAGCAGTTGGCTTGCTAGATGCATCACCTTTAACGCCGAATGCTGTTTCGATCTCGTCTCTTAACCCGTCTTCTAAAGGGTCGGGTACTTCTGCACCTCCCGAATTACTTCTTTCAGAACCAGGAATACCTGCTTTTGCTCCCGAGGCAGGAGCAGAGGGAGCAAGCACACTTGCTTCTGTTACGGCAGGGGCTTCTTCTTCAGTTTCAGAGGCAACCCCCTCTTCAGCAGTTTCTGCGGTTAGTGTACTTTTACCCACACTTTCCTTTTTGGCGTTTATTGCTGAATAGAGTCTGCTTGCCAATTCGTCACGAATGGAGTTTTTAAACTCTACTGCGTTCTTTTGTTGTGTTGCGTTTATTGCATTTAAAATATTTTCCATCGTTTTCTCCCTTACTGTAGACCGAATACCGTATTATCAGGTGCATACAGACCCGAGTTACGCTCAGTTTGTATCTGCTTATCCATTTCTTTAATTTGAGCCTCACTCATGCCTAGTACCTGAGTTCTAATCCAATAGTGCGAATAGTACTTACCTATGTATTTTTCTACTTGACTCAGTTCATCGTACATACCTTTGCGTAACTCTTGATTTTTGAGTTCTACAAAGTGACTATCCTTCAAGAAATCAAAGAAAATGCATTCTTTAATTCCCGACCAATCATCAGGTTTGATGATGTTTTTCATAATTAACTGCTTGCGAAGCAGATCGTAGAAAAGTTCGCTGAACTTGTTACGCAAACGAATTACAAATTTATTAAACTTTAATTCGTCACGGCTAATTTCAGCCGCTCTCCCCAATTGGAACCCCTTGTCTTGTTCTAGACGAGAAACAGGAACATTTAGAGCCTTGTACAGTTTCTTTTGGAAATATACAACATCTTGCAGTTCACCAAGGTTTTGAGCACCACTTAGTGTACTGATTTCAGTTCCCTTTGAACCCTCACGACGAGGTAGCCAGTAGTCTTCCAACATGGACATGAACTTACGATCATCACGGATTTCGCCCGTATTGGCATCGTAAACCAATTTGTTACGATACTTGCCCATGATGTCCTTGACATACTGCTCTGCCTTGGTTTTTGGCAGCGAGCCGACATCTATGTAAAAGATGCGGCGTTCAGGAGCACGAGAGATACGGTAGATGACTACAGCATCTTCCATCATGCGAAGTTGGTTTAGTGGCTTGATAGCCTTGTGTAGATTGCCTACAGTTCTGCGATAACGACTATCAAACAATCCTGATGAGCAGAAAGCAATTGCATCATCACTAATTTTAATTCCAGATGCGTTGCCACCGGCTCTTGGATTATCTTTGTTATACACATAAAAATCTCTATAGCCCGTGATAATTTTTGTACCATCAGGACGAGTTTCTTTTTGAAATTCACGAATCTTTTGAATGTTTAATGGATCAACAAAACGAAGTTCAAGAACGCCCTTTTCTGCTTTCTTTTCGTCTGTTATGATGTGAAAGTAAATCTTTCCGTCAACATACCATCGGCGGAAGATTTCGTATCCTTTAGTTTCAAACTGCATGATTCTCAAGATGTTTTTAAATTCATCTTGAATTTTATCTTTAATGGCTTCACCAACAGAAATATCGCTTGTAAAGTATATTTTTACGGGTGATCGTTTGCCTTCGCAAACTATGGCTTCGTTAACCACATCGTCTATAGCGGTTTCGCAAACCGGATCCATAGACATTTCACGATACTTAGCAACCAATTCATAATCATTACGAACTGATCCGTCAAGATCAACATACTGACCGTAGAAGCCGCCTGCTTCGACTGGAATAGCACCGTCGTCCGTTGTTGGAATTACGAACGACTTTAGTGCTTTAAAGTCTTGCTTCTGCTTCTTCGACCGCTCAATTTTTAAGCCGAAGACTTCCATATTATAAAAACTCCATTAAAAGTGAATCAGGTTGTTACATCCTGAAGTTCATGGTATTGATAAGACATTGCTACACCGAATTCAGAAATATTAGTCTTGGAATCGAAGTTTAGTTCGTATCCTTGAATATCTCTTGGCCATACACCCACCATCTTGTAGGTGCATATTGGGTTGCCTTCACGACTTAGTGGTTGTACATACCAGTCGCAAAGATACGAGTTCATGTTGTTTGGGCCAACATTACCCTGATATGAATTGATAAGATTTGACCAAGTTTCAAACGACTTACGCAACTGATAGCCACCATCGTTGTAGCACTTGATGTTCCAATCTGCAAATTCACGATCTCCGCCATACTTGAGTTTTCTACCCATGTAGTTAACTTCAACCTGTCCTAGTGTTGCAGCAGGAATACCCGCCGAACGACAAAGGAAAGAAACTTGAGCACCTGGATTACTCAAACCAACAGCGGCTGCGGTGTTGGTGATTGCTCCTGCTACTGCTTGTCCAAAAAGTGCTCCAGCAACGCTTGCGGCAGCATTGATGATACCTTGTTTTGTGCCTGGAAATACACCAGAAACAAGATAAAGGTTATCTCTAGCACCACCATTGATTAGGTTTGCTCTGAATGCGTCTATGCTAAACTGACTGTATGCCATTTAACTATTCTCCTGTTTCTTCTAGTTTATTTAGGCTCCCACTTCCTCAAACGAAACGCCAGACTTGGTAGCAACAAAGTTCAACTGAATGAAGTTAATGCTGCGGTTTGGCTTCACATAAATGTCGGCAACAAATTGATTGTTGTCAATGATTTGTGGGGTGTTATTTTTATCGTCGCAAACAACTTTGAAATCTACAATACCACGACGAGCCTGAACATCACGAAGGAAAGGTTCAACCAAGGCTCTGAATTGTGAACGAGTAAACGCATCGTTAAATTCAAAAAGACTATACTTAGCAGCAGTTGCAATTGCCTTCTCTAGAACGATGAACAAGCGACGAACATTTAGGCGATCAAATGCTGATGGTCTTGTTTGTGCTGTCTTATCACCAAAGAGAACTGTGCCTTCTCCCGAGAATGTAACTACAGGATTGATAGCAGATGCGTAAAGTGTGTCTCTTTCGTTCTTGGTTGGATTGAATGCCAACTTGATTGTGTTACGAATTTGACCACGATTAAACCCTGCTGGTGAGTACCAAGGATCGTTTGTGATGTCTGCACGGGCACACAAGCCAGCAACATCTCCGTTTAGAGGAACAAAACGATATGTATCGTTGAATGGATCGTACATGTACTTGTAACCACTATCAATAAATGCGTAGTTGTTGTTTCCTACAGAGTTTCTTAGATCAACACAATTTGAAATTTTGTTAGATGCACTCTCAGATGGATTCTTGTTGGGCGAAGAAACGAATGCTACGCAGTCTTTTCTACCCTTTGCAATGTCACACAACTTTTGAGCGTTGTTTCCTGTTAGAGGACCACCAAGCAGAAGGTTTACATCTATGGTATCTGCATCGGCAAATACTTGATAACCTCCTGTTAGACCACCAACAATTTCAGACACACCGCTAAACTGTCCTGTGCCACCATTCATTCTAGCGTAATATGCTCCACCAGATTGATAACCATTTCCATTTGTCCAAGTTGAAGTATGATTTCCGTATGCAGTCATACCACTTGTGAAATCTGCAACATCAAAAGTTGATGGTGTGCCGATTGCAACAACATATCGGGATTCGTCGTTAATCTTTGTCTTATAGAATAGAGGAGTTCCGTCTGTGTTTACTGCTCCTGGACGAATTGAAAGATTTTCGTATTTTTCTAGCACAGACAAAGGCGTTCCGGTGAATTTGCCGTCATAGTCAACAACAACCATGTGGAACGCATCGTTTTCTGCGATGCCTTGTCTGTCTGAATATGCTGATGTGGTCGGGCGACCATTAAATAAACTTCTCCAAGCCCAACTTCCGAAAGTTGCTCCAGCGGCAGCAGTCATAGATGAACCACAGATATCAACCCACAATGAATTACCCAATTCGCCAGGATATCTTGCCGCAAACGCTCCGTTTGCGGATACGGTTGCTACAGACGAAATTGATGCAGAATCAACTGTTCTGATTAAAGCAGCAGTTTTGCTGCCTACAGTTGCGTTTCTTGCTTCGTCGCCAACATAACGAACCACCTTAAGGTTATTTCCGTAACCAAGGAAGTTGTATGCGGTAAACCACCAATCAGCGTTACCATCCCTTGGCATACCATATAGTGTGCCGAGTTCTTGAACACTGCTGATTGTTACTGGTAGACCTACAGGGCCCCATTCAAACAATCCTGCCATACCCGCTGCTGTTGTAGCAACTGTTGGTACGATTGTTGTAAGATCTTTTTCTGTTATATTTACGCCTGGACTTAATTGGAATGCCATCTATCAATCTCCTTGTTAGGAAGTGTAAAATTACGGTTTCAGGTATATTTAGTAAAACGCTATGTTAGATAGGGGAACTTCCCCCCATTCCAAAAAATCCATCACCACCATAAATCCTAGAAGATTCGCGGGTTTCTCTCCCTAAATCAATAGCATCTTGTTCATGGCTATCAATTTCAGAACTTAAAAACCCAAATGGCATTAAATCTTCTTCCATTTTTTTAATTTTTTCTTCCATCAGTTTCTTTCTGATGTTTGTGTTTACAAGATCGCGGAAATACGATTGAGTGGTTAGCCAGCCAAACAAAACCATACAAGACACCAGATCGTCATTATAGCCTTCTGAGGCAGCGTAGGATGACTTGTGAGAGATGAATGTAGACATTTCAGATATCAGATCAAAATCATTTAGAATAACCTTGTCGCCTTCTACCATTTCCTTTAGAATTAAGCAACCTGTTTTTTTAACTTGATTAGACATTTTAACACCGTACTGCACTCTACCAACACCGAATCCGGTGGCTCTTTGTCCTTTTTTACCTTTTATAGTGGTGGTTATTAAATTATCATATTCTAGTTCTTCATGCATGATATCTGATACTTGTTGACCAGTATCGTTAGTTTCTATTAGAATATACGCATCATTATACTTTTTCGCAACACTAGCAATCATGTTGGGCAAAAGCATTACTGGCATGGTATTGTTTCTAAATTTAGCAACCACAGTATACGGCATCTTGCTTACATCTAAAACTAAAAATGCGTGATAGTCTAACCCAACTGCCCTGCATGTATCCACAGTAACGGTGTATATGTGATCCTTTTCGGGTTCTTTGTAAATCATCAATCCGTCTCTGGTTGTTAGTTTTGCGTCTTCATACACAAGGGCTGAAAGTTTATTTGGACTAACTAGAGTATCTTCCGAACCCAAGAACTCACACTCATACTCGGCTAACCACAGACGCTCGGAACCAAGAGCCTTTTTGGTCATCTCTTTCCATTTTTCATCTCT